CCGTTATCGTTGGTCTGATTCATCAGAAGAGGGGTTCCAGGTGTGATTGGTGACTCGGGTGAGGGGTTGGATCCTTCGAACGCAGCTGACAGCATTGTATCACGCTTTTTGCGGCTGAGCATGTTGATCATCGCCCGCTTGGGAGTCCTTTTCCGGTACGTTCTCCGAAAGGTTCGCTTCTTGACGTAAGAACTTCGGCGTTTTGTACGCTTTCGGCCAGTAGCCCGTGTCGATCTTCGACGATAGATGGAACGCGCAGCCATCGTCGATGCAAAAAGACCAATGCAGTAGGGCGTGTGACGGTGGTGGAAATGAGTCTGACATGTCGGTGAGGATAGAAAGGGGGGCATCATGGCTACTTATAGGCTGTGCCTGTGCCATTGTGCCGTGGTATAATATTAGTTTCCCACGGCACTCTTTGGCAGTCACCTGACTTTTACATGCCCCCTTTCAAATTCGACGGTCGATATGCCCTCCTCACTTACGCGCAGTCTGGCGATCTTGATGCAGGACTTGTTGTGGAGCATCTATCGAGGTTACACGCAGAGTGTATTGTTGCGCGAGAAGATCATGTGGATGGAGGCACTCATCTGCACGCTTTCTGCGATTTCGGTCGAAGGTTTCGATCACGACGAACCGATGTGTTTGATGTGGGAGGCCGCCATCCAAACATCAGCATTTCTTACGGAAGTCCAGACGCAGGTTACGACTATGCAGTCAAGGATGGCAACGTTGTCGGAGGGGGACTCGAACGACCAAGTGGAGTTGGAATTTACGAGGATGAGTCAGCATGGGCTGTTATCCATCGAAGTCCAGATGAGTCATCGTTTTGGGAATCTGTTGCACGACTCGATCCAAAAACACTGTGTACCAACTACCGAAACCTCCGAGCTTATGTCGACTGGAGATACAACACTCCCGTCTACGAGGAGTATGTACATCCCAGGGGGCTCTTGTTTGAGCTGGGAATGGTACCTGACTTGGTTGGATGGAGAGAGAACAGTCTTGGAACTGCTAGAGGTAAGTGCATCTTGCCCGTCGGCCTCCGGGTCCTCTAATCGGTCGATACCTCCCTCTGGTCGGACTGGTCGGCGCTCGAGGGCGCCAGAAAATAGATAGCCAGGGGTCGCTCGCCGCTAGGCAGGTGCTAATTGTCTATCATAGGATCACGACCTAGAGGTCTAGTGGTTTGGGGTCCTTCCCGAACGGGTAAAACTTCATGGGCCCGTTCACTTGGGCGTCACGTATACACTATGGGTATGGTTAGCGGGGAAGTGATTGCGCGGGATATTGAGGCCGCGGAATATGCCGTATTTGATGACATGCGCGGTGGTATCAGCTTCTTCCCTGCATGGAAAGAGTGGATGGGTGCGCAGTCAGTGGTCACGGTGAAGCAATTGTACAAGGATCCTAAGCAGATGAAGTGGGGCAGGCCCACTATCTGGTTAGCTAACACCAACCCGATCGATCAGCTCACGGATGCAATTGATAGAGTGTGGTTAGAGGATAACTGTGACATTGTCTACATAGGGGAGTCCATCATTTCTCATGCCAATAGTACGTAGCTTGCGAAGACACCGTCAATGAATCATCAGTTTCATCTGGAGCAGGACAAAAATAGAAATCCACCAAATATATATTGCCGATCCCCGGCTTGGAATCCACACTGAGTGGATTTGGTACCATCTGCAGTCCATCTTCGTCGTCAGCATAAACGACGGAACGATTGATCGAGTCATAGACCTTCCGCACGACGGGTTTCGAGACTTCATTGCCAGAGCTGTAGTTGAAGGTACGATCCGATATAATGGTAACACGACTCTTGTCAGTTTTTGCTCTGAACGGAGATATCCAATCAGTGCCACCAGTACCGGCGAAAAGTGACTCGAGAACGGAGTCGCGGAGATCGTTGTACGGACCCGTCGTAATGTTGCCGAGATCGCGCATGACGACGGCTGTTGTTGAATCACCCAAAAGGGGTTGTGCGCCGATGCTTTGTTGAACCTCAACAGTGGAGAAAATGTCTTTTGACGCAAACATGATTCTACGATGCCACCAACAACTGGATGACGTCGGGATGATGGTATAGGTCTGACTGAAACCCTTGACATAGGTCCGTGTTGAAGTGCGAAACGCACGATAAGCTGAATTGTTGGGAACGAGATAGCGGTGCGACAAATTCGCGAACGTCATATGAACACGGCCGTTATCGTTGGTCTGATTCATCAGAAGAGGGGTTCCAGGTGTGATTGGTGACTCGGGTGAGGGGTTGGATCCTTCGAACGCAGCTGACAGCATTGTATCACGCTTTTTGCGGCTGAGCA